TCGCTTGATTTGGTCCTTGCATAGTCACCGTTTCACGCCCGGATGGTGGCGATGGGTGACTTTTAGCAAATCCGCCCGGTTCCGCAATAGCAAATTTAGCAACTTACTAAGGATTGGCGCAATTCATTGATTTTGCTGGCGTATCACCACGGCATCGTAACGCCCGGTTTCGGCGTGATAGCCTTTTTCATAGGAATCGCCTTGAATTAGCCACTCTCGGACTGACCCCAAACAGCAATGACGATTGCCCCTAAGCAGCGAAATAAGCGACGTTGTTCCCTCTTCCGGGTCGGACGTTGAGACAATTAGCGTCATCGCGTCCAATCCGGGGATAAGCTCGGTCATTTCGTCGAGCTTAGCCGCTAGCAGCTTCGCCATCTTTTCCTCAGTCATTGTCAATCCCCGGAAAGGAAATCAAGAATCTTGGTTTGCTCCGTAATCTCCGCGCAGGTTTTACGCTGTTTGAAGTCGGTATCCGCTTCGGCTAGCTCTTGGATAGCCAGCTCTCGAATCCTTACCAGCTCGCTAAGGATTACTTTGAATTGATCCAGCGTCCGCAGGTAATTCAGCGAGTCTTCAAGCGTCGGCGGATTCGGATTCATTGGTCTTGGCGGGTTTGGATTCGCGGGCAAGTTGAACTCTCATTCCCTTTTCTTTCGCTTCCGCCGTCTCAATAGCAAGAAAAGCGGAGTGTCCCTCAGCTAGAAAATTTAGCGTTTCGGCGCTAGATTTGCAAGCTGCCGGGCTGCTCCACATGTCGGAGTTTTGAAGGATGGTCTTTGCCCGATCATGGATCAGGAAGCTGCATTTTACTGGTTCGCTCATTGGTTCATTCCTTGTGTTTGAATTCCGCCGACTTGCGCGGGGGCGGTCCCGATTCTGCCGATTTGCGCGTTTTGCGCCTGCTGAAGCTGGAATTGATACTGCTCGGCGTATTTCTGCAAGCGAGCGGCAAATGCCTCGTCAGACTGCGCACGTTGCGCAATGTCGGGCTGTTGCACGTATGCTTGCAGCATTTGCATTGCGAATTGCGCGCCGTTTGGTTGCGCCGGAACTTCAATGCCGCTGAAGATTTTCGTCAAGTCGTTTGTGACTTCCTTGGCTAGCTTCTGCTGGTTTTCCTCCTGCGGAAGCAGGATGTAGTCGGCAAACGCTGGGTCAATCGACATGGCGATGAACTCCATAAACTTACCCCTGTCCATTCGCCCGGTCGTGTCAAATTGCATTAGGCTCGCCATCTGTTCGCTGCGGGCCTTCATCGTCTCAGGGTCGTTTGAAAGCGTGTCGAAATTGATCGTGATGTTGAAATCCTCCTCGTCGATATTGGCGAGCGTCACAGGGTCGGGATAGCCCGTCACGTTGAAAAACACTTCGTCAGGCCCGAAACGCTGGAATGCCTTGTAAGCCATTTTCAGGACTTCTCTGGCGTGTTCCAGCATTTTGTCGATGTAATACTGCTGTCGAATCGGAGCGTTGGGGATATTGTAATCCAGCCCGACGATCTTGTCAGCCTGAGCAAGCAAAGTAAGTTCCACCTCGTTTGAGGTAGCGTCGCCGCGTGGGATCTCCACGTAGCCAACCTCTCCGCGCCGTCTGACGCCAATGTAGCGCCCCGGACCCCAATCTGGCGGGGCTTTGCCTAACGGGCCTTCACGCGGCGGGCAGGTGGTCAAACCGGCACGGTCAATCCGTGCGTCACGCTGCGCCTTCACTTCCCATTGGATGCCGCGAAGCTTCTCCGGGATGGCTTGGGTATCGTAAAGACGCTTGTTGTCCTCGGCCATCTTGGTAACAACGAACGGGTAGTCATCGTATCCATTGAGCAATTCAAACTTGGCGTAAGGCTGAATGCCCGGTTCGGCCGCGCCATCAAAGAACGGGCTGAAAGCCGTGCAATAGATACCTTCGCTGCCGTCTTCCTCGTCGATTAGCCGCTGGTAGGCAAAGACGACAAGGAAAAGCTCGTTGTTGTTGTTCTGCGTCGCCGGGTAAGCGTTCGCCGTGCGCTGCAAATACTCCGTGTCAATCGTCAGCTCTTGCGTCCCCTGACCGCCAAGCTTGTCAATGACGTAATCCGCCCACTGGCGATCCCATCCGCCAGTTGCCACCCGCTTTTCGATCTCCTGCGCGGTCATCAGCTTACGCCAAAACACGTAAGGCGCACGCTGCGCGTCGATACACCAATTCGGGAAGAAAACCTCGCCATCCGGGATGCACGCCTCAACAACCGGGCGGTTTACCGACTCACGTGCAATCGCCATCGTCGCCGTCCCC